CCGTAGAGCTTGTTCTCTATGAGGGCTAGTACCGATGGATCGGTGAAACGGGAGTCGACGACGAAATGCGAAGTTCGGGTGTAGCCGGTGATCGCCGGCGGGCAGGTCGTGATCTTCCAACTGAAGTCATCAAGGCTGCCCGTGTCGGTACGGGTCTTCCGGTCACGGTTCGAGGGAGAGGCGAGTGCGTTGTAGATGATGTGAATCTTGTACGCAAAGTCTTCCCCCAGATCGTTTCCGATCATGCTTCGGTAGGTAAGCCCGAACGAAGCTCTCTTCTGCCTGGTGACGTACAACCCGGCTCGGGGTTGGTGGCTACCGTCGCATTCCTCGAACTCGTCGGGGTACGTGAAGGCCGTGATGGTCGCCTCATACTCCTCCGGCGAGGCCAGGTTCAAGTACTTGACGCCGTCGACGTAGTAAGGCTTCGCATCACCGCCGGAGGAGGCCTCCGAAACGGATGTGAGCCCGTTCCACGGAACACCCGTCTGTCCAGAGACGTACAGAACCCCGCGATCGACGCCGTTCTCGTACCGCCGGGTTCCTGAATCGCCCCAGGTGATTCTTGACAAGCTAGATTCCTCCTCTCACCCGGTAATGCCGAGCTCCTTCTTACGCTGGGCGTTGAGTTCGCGGTTGCGTCTGGCGATCTCGGCCGGACTGAGTTGCTTCTCGGGGGCGTTCTTGCGATTGCACACCTGAATGAGTGTCAACAAACGATTGAGGTGCCAGTGTTGGTACTCAGACGGTATGGACAATGCGATCATCCAGTAGTAGATCACCTCGGCGGTGATGATCTCGGTGCTCTTCTCGTTGTCACCGCCGTAGAACTTCGTAGCGGTCATCTTCGCGCTGACGTAGTTCTGGATCTCTCGAACGTTCTCCTCCGAAAGCTTGGCGTAAACCTCCGGAGGAACGTTCGGCGTGAGAGTCATAGCCACTACGTACCACAGCGTTTCGTCGTCCGACTTCTCGACGTCGCTGAGGAACGGCTTCTCGAAATGTGACTCCCATTTTGACAAGGAGACCAGAGAGTGCTCCAGCTCCAAGGTGAAGAACTCGATGTCGACGAACTTGCTCGCTGACTCGTCGAATCCCACAACCATCGGGACCTTGACTGTGAGCACTCTCCGGTCTCCTTTCTGTCAGTGGCCGGCCTAGTAGTTGTACTGCCAGTCGTTGTCGGTACCCGACGGGAACGTGTAGCCGACGTTCGGCTCCGCGACGACGATCTTGGTCTGGCCGGTCGTGAGGGTGTACGTGCCGGTGACGACCACGTCGTCGATGTAGTAGGTGACTCCCGTGACCGTCGGGATGGTGATGACGTGGGTGGTCGCGTTGTAGGACGGGACCGTCGGGGTGACGGGCGTGACCGTGCCGGAGAACATCGCGAGGACCGCGTCGGGAGACGGCAGAGCCGGGTCCACGCCGGGGGTGCCGTACAGGGTCTGCTCGAGAGTGGCGAGAGCCGTCGCGCTGACCTTGGTCGAGTCGATCGTGATGGTGGCCGTCGGCTTGTAGCCCGCCACGGCGACCGGAGTCGTGGAGATGGACCAGCTGAACGCGATGGCCGCCGGGTTGTCGTTGACGGTCTGGAAGTCCTTCGCCGACGGAGCCGCGGTGGCGCCGTAGACCAGGTGGATCTTGTAGCCGAGGTCCGTGCCGCTGACGTCGTTGCCGACGAGGGTACGGTACGAGAGACCGAAGGGCTTGCGGCTCTGCTGGCCGACCGCGACACCGGGCTCCGGCTCGATGGTGCCGTCGCACTGCCCGAACTCGTCGGGGTAGATGAAGGCCTCCAGGTCGGCCTCGAACTGCTCGGTGGAGACGAGGTTCAGGTAGACCTGGTTGTCGGCGTACTGCTTGTTGGAGGCCGCGCCGGTCGGCTTCTCCGAGACCTTCGAGAGACCGTTCCATGCGAAGCCGCTGTCGTACGCGCCGGAGGGGTTGGGGATGTAGAGGACACCACGGTCGACACCGGTTTCGAACCGACGGTCGCCGACGGCGTCCCAAACGAGCTTGGTCACTTCTGCTCCTAGTAGTACAAGTTGAAGACGTCGTGGTTGAGGTTGTTTGCCACGAAGAACCGATTGTGAACGCACATCGGCAACGCGGCGACCTTGTCAGGGATCGGGCTGTCCGGATCGGGGTCGATCACGGTTACCTGGTAGCGCTTGGTGCGATGGAACGGCTGGTTGTCGGCGAACAACGTGAGCGCGTTGTACCGTTGGTAGACGATGCAGGGATACTGCATCTGCACATTAGCCGGGGGCTGGAAATATACGTTCCCAGACCCCAGCAATGCCTCAAGGTCCCCCTGGAGGGACTGCCTTTGGCCCGTTGTAAACACCTCCCAAACGCAACAGCAGACGGGGACTCTGGACTTCGACGTTAGTCACAACCCACAGAGTCCCCATCCACTCAACATAGCGAATGGCAAAGAAGTGTTCGTTGGCGTACGCGTCCGCCACAATGCTGATCGAATTATCCACAGAGAGATCGTCATTTACACGATCGCCCTCACGGAGCACACGAGTGTTCCGAACTACGTCACCGAAATATGAAACCTCGGTGATGACGTCCTTCCAGACTCCTGGCGCCGTTTCGACAGATGCGCCGTACCCTACCTTTCCGTAGAACCTTTTCATTGCCGTTCGCTACCTATCAGGCAGCCGGCATGTGGAACGTCCACTGGACGGTGAGACCGTCGGTCTCGAAGAAGTACCCCGCCGCCGGGTGGGCCTCGACCACGAGGGTCTGGTCCGCGGTGAGCGCGGTCTGGGCACCCGCGGTGAGCGTGGCGCCGGTGACGTTGTTCTTGTAGACCACGCCGGTCTGGGTCGGGATGGTGACCACACCGGTGGCCTTGTTCCAGGTCGGGGCGACCGGGGAGACGAGGACGTTGCCGGAGGCGGTGCTCCAGACGACCAGCGCCGACTTGGGGACCGTCAGGGCGCCCGAGACACGGGTCTCCCAGAGGTACTTGTACTGGTTGTAGTCGATGTCGAAGAAGTCGAAGAGGTTGACCTCGCCGCCCTTGTTCGCGCCGACGTTGTAGTCCGCCAGGTTGACGAGGATGCCGAAGAGGGTGGGGATCGTCTCCATGGCCTCGACCGGGACGATCTTGTCGACCATCAGGTACTGCGCCAGCTCCTCGGGGCTGTTCCAGTACCGACGGTTCATGCCGTCCTTGACCAGCAGCAGCGAGGTCAGGACCGGCAGCGTGGTGTAGAAGGTCGGCCGGCCGGTGCCCTTGTAGTGGCGCATCGAACGGAGGATGGCCTCAGCGACCTCCAGCATGGAGGAGTTCGTGTCGCCGGTGTTGACGTAGACGTCGGTCTTGAAGAGCTCGTGCTCGTTCGTGATGGAGCGGATGCCGGAGCCGGACGTGGCGCCCATCGGGTCCGCGACCTTGTCGGGGTCGTCGATGGCACGGCCGTCACCGATGAGGATCGCGCGCGCGATCTCCTCCCGGCCCATGACGGACATCTCGCCCTTCATCCACGAGACGACGTCGAAGTCGGTGATCTCGATGATGTCGTCGCGGTTGAGCTTCTGCTTCTTGTAGATCGTGGTCGCGTCGGTGGTGCGCCGGCTGACGGAGAACCACTCCTCCTTCTTCATGTTGCCGGTGATGTAGCCCTTGGCGCGGGCCTCGTCCATGGTGATGTCCGCGACGATCGTACGGACCTTGGAGAAGGGGGTCTTGCTGGTCGCGTCCAGGACGCCGCCGACCCACTCCATCCGCCGGGAGAGGAACTGCGGCGTCTGGGTGAGGTTCTGGTAGTTCGGGAACAGGATGTCGATCGGCTCGATGCCGTGCGCGAGGGCGTAGCTGTCGACCTCGGTCTTCAGCGTCGTCTTGTTCTTGACGGCCGCGGCGAAGATGCCCTCAGCGTCCGCGTGGGTGAGCTCGTGCTTGCCCTTGGTCTTGTCGGTGTTGTCGGTCTGGTCGAACACGTTGCGCGACATGGTGTCGGCTCCTTCCTTGTGGCTGAGGTCGCCCTCGCCGGCGTTGTTGGTGTCGGAGTGGGCGGCGTCTTCTTGCTTCTCGTCGTCGATCACGCCCTCTACGGTGGTGTCGTCGTCGCCGTCGCCGTCGGGGTCTCCGCCCTGCTTGGCGTTGTTGACCGCTTCCTCGACGATGTAGGCGACCACGTCCTGCTGCTCGGGGGACAGCTCGTTGAACACGTCCTCGAGGGTCTTACCGCCGGGGTCGTTGGGGGACTCGACGTCAGGCGAGGCGTGGAAGAGCTCATCGCCCGTGGTGATGATGGCCTCGTCGTCGAGCTCTTCGATGCTGCCGTCGCTGTGACGGATGTTCACGAAGTCGATCTTGGCGCCGGGGTTCGCGCCGGACAGAACCAGGCTCACCTCACGAATGTCACCGTGAACGACCTGCTTGACGGCCTTCTCGATAAGACCGTTGGCGAAGATCGACAGCGCCTTGATGTCGCCGTGCTTGACGAACTCCTTGGCCGTCTTGCCGTTCTCGGTACCGTTGAAGTAACCGTCAGCACGAACGCCCTCAGGCATGTGCTTGAGGATGGCGTAGCCGAGAACGTTGCTGATCTCGCTGTGGCCGTGCTGGTAGACGAGCGGGACCTGCTGGCCGTCCATGTGCTTGAACGCGTCCGGCATGATGGTCCGACCATCGGAGCACTTGAGATTGGACTTCGTGGCCCATCCGCTGAAATCAGGCTCCATTTTGACTGTTCCCTCCTCCTGCTGTTAGTTGTGGAACTGGGCGTGTTGCCAGCTGGCGAATACTCGGCGGGAACGGTGATCGCGGAGGTGGCTGCAGCGGCGTTGGGGTTGGCATGTTGCTGTTCTGAAGCTGATCCGCCTTCGGGTCCTTGGACGGCTTGAAGCCGATGGCCTGACGGAGTTCGTTCGAAGTGAGGATCTCGTTGCGCGCCATCATGTCGGCGATCTTGGCGACCTCGCTCAAAGGAACGAGCGCGAACGGGTCCTTGAAGTAGGTGATGGACTGGCCCTGTGTCCGTGCCGTCTTGGTGAGGAAGGTGGCCCTCATCGCCTCGACAATTGCGCGGAGAATGGGCTCAACCGTACGAGAGTTGTAGTTGATCATGGTCTTCTCGTCGGCCGTGCCGTTCATGATCGAGTCCGTGATGCCGAGCTGGCTGTACAGCATTTCGGTCAGGAACTTGATCTGGTCCATCAACTTGTTGTCGACGGCGCGGTTGAGCTGAGTGATCTTCTCAGTGCCATCGGTATACGCGATACCGTACTGGCCTTCCTTCAGCTGGAACTCAATGTCCTTGCGCCGCTGTTCTGCCTGCTGCCGGCGGGCCTCAGACTTGATGACGTAGGGAAGCTGAATGATCATGTCGAGCTTGCCCGAGCTAGAAGCCTTATCGACGGCGTCCAGCAAGTTGAGCTTGGAGACGAGTCGCTGCATAGTCGAGTTCGGCTCGTTCATGATGTCGTAGAGAGGGTTCTCCACGATCGCGACGAGGCTCTTGGGAAGAGTGATCTGCTCTCGGAAGCCCTTCGCCTGGTTGTAGAGACTGACCCGGACGTGCTCGGGAAACCATGCGACGATTTCAGCAGCACGCATCGTCAGGATGTCGTACGAGTTCGAATTGATCGGATTCGACGTCACGTCGACGGGCACGATGGCCACAACGCCCTTGTCGAACATGATACGTACGATGTCCTGGCGGAACTGTTGAGCAAACTGGTCGACGTTGGCCTTGACAGTGAGGCACTCGTTCAGACCGCTCTTGATGTCTTCGATGTACCGGCCGTCAGCATCGTTACGGACATGACAAACCTGAATCGAAGCCACGTCGAGACTCATTCGAGTGAGAACCGACGAAAGCATGGTTCGTTCGCTGCCGTACACGAGACGCACCCTGTCGGGTCGAACCCCGAAGGTTGAGCCGGCCGCGTAAGACTGCTCGGTCTGGTAGTTCTGTTCCCAGTTCGTGAAAGCGTTCCATGCGTGCTTCAACCGTGTAAGCACTCCCATTAGTCACCTCCTTTCCTATTCGAAGGCCTCCTTGTTGGCCTTGTACGCGACATACGCGTCCATCAGCGCGGAGACGTTGTCGATCTTCGCTTCTTGTCGGCCCTTGAAGAGCTTCCGGTTACCGTTCGTGTCCTCCAGCGTGATGGCGTTACCCATGGCGAATGTCATGAGGGACTGATCGAAAATCAACAAACGCTCAGCACTGATGTTTTTGAGCTCTCCAAGCGGCACAGATTCCGTCTTGGCGCCCTGGATCACCTTCTCTATCGCGTACGAACCGTTCTCCGCTTCCCAGCGGCTTACAAACTCCTTCGCGTTGTACGGGTCGAAGCCAAGGCTACGAACGTCATACTCAGAATGCTGGATGAAGCTATCCAGGTCATCGTAGACCTCCATCATGTCGAGGATGGTACCTTCGAGCACGTGGAGGCTTCCCTCGTCGGTGAACTCCTGGTACTTCTGGCGCATGGCACCCGGGAGCTTCATCAACGTGAGCGAAGTGATGTAGCTTCGGGTTTTTACTCCGAAAGCCCCATTCGGCAGCGGGAAGAGGAATGTGAAGGCGCAGAAGTC